TCTTTTTATCCCCGCCGATTTTGCGTCCCCGCGGGGCGCTGAGTCCTAGTATAAATAGACATTACGAAGCGGGAATTTAAATTGCGAATTATTTAAAACTTTTACCATAGTTATCAAACCTTTCTAGATTTTTTCCTGGTGTTTTAAAACATTTTATAACTTTTTCGTTATGTTTTTATAGGGATTTTAGAGTTGACAAACCATGGTTTTGGGGGTATAATGCATGCCCCATATGCAGGATAGAAAGGTTTGGGAGGTTTGGGATAGGGGGGTTTGGCCGCCAGAGGATTACGACGCCATCTATAAAATCGCTCAATCACCCACTATCCTCCACTTTCCTCCCTTTTAACTATAAATAAAAAATATCAGTAAGATTTATTTTCATTATCAAACCATTCCAGATGGCATTTAAAAGCCTTCCAAGCCTTAAATCAGCGGGTATCAAACCATCGCCCTGGATCCATATTGTGCATATCAAACCTTCGTATCAGAGATATTGCACATAGTATCAAACCTTACTTTCTGGCTATCTGGCTATCTGGGATATCAGGCTATAGGGTTTGAAAGGTTTGTTATTACACTGGGGGGATTACGATGCTTCTTGACTTCCCCGCCGATTTATGCAATAATAGTTTGATGACAGTCAGACAAGTTAGAACAAAAAATAACGCATATACTACCGTAAAGTATGATAGTGCTGGAAACATATTAACGCCATCTAGAAGAAGAGAACTTAAAAAACTTAACAAGAAATATGCCAAAGGTCCTAAATGGGTTAAAATTGTAAGTAAGTTTAATGGTAAGTGCTGCAATTGTAATGACAAAATATTGGTTGGCACAGAGATCTTATGGAACAAAAAAAATAAAAATACCAAGCATGCTTTATGTATGTAATGTTATTAAATGGGCTTCAGGTAAAGGAATCGGACCTTCATTATCGGTTTCGGAAACCGCTCTACTACCATTATAGGAACCTGAATTGTCCTTTAATCATACCACCTAAAGGCATATCAAACCTAATAACCGATAGTGCCCGTATAGGGCATTGGAAGGTTTGCTAGTTCTATTTTGCGCCTTGACTTTACCGCCGAACTTTGATACACTAAGTAGATGCATACCTACGAGTTTGTTTGCGAAAGATGTGAGACAACGATTCACATGGAAATCCATAAAGAACTAGACTATAACTTTCACTGCCCATGTGGTAGTAAGATGACATTAATTTTTTATCTTAAAAGCCCAGACGTGAGGAGTATTTAATTATGAAAAATCTATCAAACCTTATTTCCGTATCTGGGGCTTTTAACTTAGATGAGGCTCTTCGTGCTGTCGCCGAACTTCATATCCCAGAAGGTACATTATTTCATAGATGCCAAGAAGATAAAAAACCTTGGCCTTGCCCAACCATTCAGGCTATTGAAAAAGAGTTAACAAAATGATGGCTGATAACCTTACTTGGGCAGAAGAGGATGTTAACCTTTGGAAGGGTTGGACTTATAGTCCTGAAAAAAATCGTTATTACTTTAATGATATAGGCAATGAATCTCTTGCAGCCTTTTGGGCAGATGAGTTTTTAAACCAGGCATACTCATAGAATGGAAAATTTGTGATTAAAAGTAAAGAGTGGCGAGTTAGTAATAGGGCTTGGGTTAGTGTTGGTTTTAATCCCCGCAGAATTGGAGTAGGTTTTAGCGTAGATAGATTTAATACTAATATTGATTTTCTCTGGTTTTGGGTAACACTTGAATACTAAAATGAATCAAGCAAATGAGTGAAGATATTATTGATTTAGCCATTTCAATGGCAGAAATAGATACAGGAATGCAATTACCTTTAGAAGAGCGTGAGGCAATGAAACAAAGGATTTTGGCAAGGCTAGAAGATATTAATTTAGTTTAATACTAAACGACTCTTGACATTGACTACAGTATGAAACGGGATCACTTTTAGTATGATAAGTTTTAGAAACTAAAAATATTAAACCTTCCTTATGCATATCTAAATACTTTTTACTTGAGTATCCATAAAGAATTGGGATTAGCGTGGTATTACAGTTAGGGCACATACAGGTTCTAGTATATCATTGTGCCTTGACGTACCGCCCAAAATTTGATATACTGGGCTTATATGTCAGCCAATAGGTTTGTTGTTTGCGAGATATGCAAAGAGCAAATTCAAATAAGATCTTCCATGGCATATCAAACTTTATATAATCACATGAAAGATCATAAATGAAAAAAATAAAAGAGTTTAAAGAGTTTGACGAGCCTGTTGATTTAGTTGTTCATACCAAATGTCCAGATAAATGGTTACTCATAGACAGGGAAACTGGAGAAATATATCAAGGAAATCCTGCGGGGCATTGGGATAGACTTGATCCAGTTATTAAAAATAAACATAACTTTACAAAACAAGAGGAATAGGGTATACTTATAATATGAAAAAAATAATCGTAACTTCTTTATTAATTGCATTACTAGTACCAAGCGCATCTGCTCAGGCTGCAACAAAGTCATTAAATACTAAAGGTAACAAGGCTTCTTGTAAAAGCATTAAGACAAAATATGAGTCAGAGGTAATGTCTAAGTGGTCTAATGGTCTAGCAAGTGATCAAGATGTACTAAAAGAAATAGATTTAAACATTGAAATGTTAATTAAAGAACAAAAGTCAACTACTGGAAAAATTAAAACGGAAATTTCCACTTGGATACAGGCAGAAAAAAATACTAAAAATGCACTTATAGATAAAAATGTTAATGGCATAACTTCTGCAATGAATCTTAAAATTTTGTCAATTACAAATTTTGACAAAATGTGTAAATCTATAAAAAAATAAGGAGAAAAAATGACAAAGGTTTTTTGTAACTTAACTGATCACACCCCTGATGCTTATATTATTGATGAAGAATTTACTGTTTTATTAAAATGCAGTAAATGCTCTTGGACAAATGTTGATATATTTTCAAAACAACAACAAGAACAAATTAAAAAAATGATATCTAATATTAAACAATAAACTATGAACGAAAAACAAATACGTGAACAAATAGCCAAGGAGATTGAGGCGATTGATATTGATCAAAGTCATACCAATGCGGTTGGTATGAAAATTCTTGCTGCAAAGGTTGCTAGAGGTCAGTAGTTAATCTGGTATCATAGAAGTATGTTTTGTGAGTCTTGTGGTGGCAAACTTATTAATGGAGACTGCTCCAATTGCTATACCAACTCTGCTGCTTTAAAAGAATTTGAGGAAGAAGATGACTAACTGGACTGAAGAACTTAACGACAAACAAAAAGAAGATGTTTGGAATTTTGTTGTTTTTACTGTTAAAGAAATAAGAGAGCAGATAGCCAAAGATATTGAAGCAACTATCCCCCTTTGGAAATCAAGGGGTTTTTTAAAGTCTCGTAGAACACAAAGGGCATTTGAGGCATCTGCTGCAATTGCTAGAGGACAGAATGAACAAATAGATGGCTAGCATAGTCTTTCTTGGTAACTTTGAGGTATCTTATAGTAGTGAAAATCATCATGCTAAGTCTTTGGAGTCCCTTGGGCATACCGTGCAAAAATTGCAGGAAAAAAAAGCAACAAGCGAAGAGATATTAAAATCATCGCTAAACTCTAATCTATTTATATGGGTACACACACACAGATGGCAAACCCCAGGATCTAAAACAATGACAGATGTGTTAAAAGAATTAAAGACTGCTGGCATACCAACAATAACTTATCATTTAGATTTGTGGTTTGGAATTGAACGCGAGAAAGATTTAAAGAATGATGACTTCTATACAAACATTGGTCACTTCTTTGCTACAGATAAATTAATGTGTGATTGGTTTAATGAAAACACACAGGTCAAGGGACACTTCCTGCCTGCTGGAGTGTATGATAAGGAATGTTATATCCATGAAGATTATGATCCACATAACTTTGAAAACGATATTATCTTTGTTGGTAGCAAAGGTTATCATCATGAACATAAATACCGTCCAGAATTAATAGACTTTTTAAGAAAGACATACGGCAAAAGATTTCTACACGTTGGTGGAGATGGCGACACTGGAACTATACGTGGAGATGCGTTAAACCGTATCTATGCTAAAAGCAAGATAGCGATAGGTGATAGTTTAAACATTAACTTTAACTATCCTTACTACACTAGTGATAGGTTGTTTGAAAGTACTGGTCGTGGTGGGTTTACTATCTATCCCCGCATCAAAGGGCTTGAGGAATACTTTAAAGATGAGATTGAAATTGCATTTTATGAACACGGCAACCTTGAAGATCTAAAAAATAAGATAGATAAGTATTTATTAGACGGGGTATCAAGAGAAGCAATCAGACTTAATGGACATGAAAGAACAAAGAAAGAACATACTTACGTACAGCGATGGTTCACAATACTAGAAACTTTAAACATAAAATGAAAATAAATTTTGGTTGTGGCAGCATTCAGCCTTCTGATTGGACTAATATAGATATTGATTCAGAATATCAAACAGAGCATAAAAATTTAAATCAAATTGCAGATAATTCATGCGACATCATAGTCTCACATGCAACAATATGCTCAATTTATTATCATGATATTAAAACAATTTTGTTAGAATTTAACAGAGTATTAAAACCAAATGGGGTCGTAAGAATTAGTTTGCCAGACATAGTTTCTGGATTTGAGGCATACAGAAATAATAATATTAATTTTTTCCCTAATTCTGAAGACAATTTAGATAAACGTTTTTCTGCTTGGCTAACTTGGTACTCAGCATCACATTCTTTATTAACACCAAAAGCATTAGAGTATAAGTTAAAAGATTCTGGTTTTAATCATGTATCACAAACAGAATTTAAAAAAACAGTTTATTCAAATGAAAAAATATATGAACTTGATACAAGAGAACATGAATTTTATTTTATGGAGGCAATGAAATAATGGAAATGATTAAAACAATTTTAAATGGAGAGTTTGAAATAATTCTTCCAAAACATCGTGCAGATAGACCAGAGTGGCATAGCGAGTCAGGCTGGGAAAAGTTAAGGCTTAAGTCAATGCATGAACGTATTGGTAAAGGAGATGTTGTTTATTATGTTGGTTCAGAACAAGGAGAATTTCCAGCCCTGTGTCAGATGTGGGGTGCAGAAGTTGTTTTGTTTGAACCAAACCCTAAAGTATGGTCACATCTTCCATTAACTTGGACATCTAATAACTTAGAACTTCCAATGGTTTGTATTCCTGGATTTGCTTCTAATAAAATAAACAACCTTTCACGTGTCTATTTTAATCAATGGCCCCCAGAAGTTAATTATGAAATTAAAGCAGCGCATGGATTTAAAGAATTATATCTTGAAGGAGATAGTTATGGTCAGATTACAATAGACTCTTGCGTTTATGATCATAAGATTAAACCACCTACCGCCATTTCCTTGGACGTAGAGGGTAGCGAATGGAGGGTCTTAGAAGGGGCTGAGAGGGCACTTAGAGAGCATAAACCAAAGATTTGGCTATCTGGACACCCAGAGTTTATGCTACAACAATGGAATGAATCTTTATATAATCTTAGACAATGGATAAAAGGGTTGGGGTATCAAGAAACTCTTTTAGATTATCAGCATGAGGTACATTTGTTTTATGAATAATTTAATATTTTGTGCACATGTAGATGATGCAATTTTTTCATTAGGTGATTATATTATTGATAGCAATGATAGTTTTGCAATTGCAACTGCCTTTGCTGGCATACCAACAGATCCTTCTGGGTATAAAAAACACACTATATTAAGACAAGAACATAATGAAGCCTGCTCAATGATAAATGCTAAAGTGATTAATGGAGATTTACTAGACGATGTTTATGGAAAACAAAACGAAAATGATTTAATAGATTGGATAAAATCTATAATTGTAAACTTTGACAACATCTATATTCCTCTTGGAGTTCATCACCCAGATCACATTTTTTTATCAGACACCTTGCTTAACTTAATAAAATATTTTGATAAAACATATTTTCTTTATGCTGAGTTGCCATATAGATTTTCATATCCAGAGTTATACAAAATAAGATTAAAGCAGGTTGAATTAAATAATAATTTAGAAAATATTAACACTAACTTTACAAAAAACAAAACAAATATAATAAAACAATATAATTCGCAGATAGCCTACGTAAATAATACATCAATCATAGATGAAGAAGTAGTTAAAAATCTTATTACAGAAGAAAAATTATGGAAGGTTTTAACATGATTAACGCATATCTTTATTCATTTAAACAAGAAGATTGTGCTGCTGATAAATGGGATTACGGCCTATTAAAACAATTTTTTAATAAAAACAAGATTAAACCAGACAGAGTAACAACTTTGCCCAATGTAGATAGAGCCTTTGTTGTTATTCCTGGACCGCAAAACATAGATTATGAAGATCAAATATCTGAAGAGTTAAATAAGATAAGCAGGGTAGTTCTATTTATTACTGGAGATGAAAGTGCTACGTTTAAAGTTGATAAGATAAAGCATGATAATATTGAAATTTGGATTCAATACCCGCACAGAAAACATTCACAATATAATAAATTGGCGTTAGGCGTTCCACAACATCTATCAAATAATTTGCCACAGTATCAAGATAAATCATATGATGTATCTTTTTCAGGACAGATAACACATCAAAGAAGACAAGAACTTGCAACTGTTATGCCTGAAATACCAAATTCTTTTTATAATCCAACTACTGGGTTTGCGGAAGGACTAAGTCCAAAACGATATTACGATAAAATGTTTTTATCAAAGATTGTTCCTTGCCCTAGCGGGGCAATGGTTATTGATTCATTTAGATTTTATGAAGCAATTGAAATGCTTTGCTTACCAGTAGGAGATAAGTTAGATTCAAAAATGCAACGTACAGATTTTTTTAATTTTTTATTTCAAGGTGAGCATTCAATCAAAACTGTTGAAAATTGGCAAAACCTAACTGATTTATTACCTGAACTATTAAACAATTATACATTTGAAATGCACCAAGTAGTTTGTTGGTGGATTAAATATAAAAGAGATTTGTTTAATGAATTAATGAGGCAAGTAAATGCATAAAAGAGATATAACAATTGTCATGGCTACCTCTGTAATTACAGATCACCCAAGCACAAAAATGATAGATCAAACCATTAATGATATTCGTGTCCATTTTCCAGACAACGAAATTATTATGCAAATAGATGGCCTTAGAGAAGAACAACAAAATCGTAAAAAAGATTACGATGAATATAAAAATCGCATTTTGTGGAAGTGTTTACATGAAGATAAAAACATATTGCCTTTTATATTTAAAGAGCATAGTCATCAAACCAATATGATGCGTCAAACAATCACTGAAGTTAAAACACCCCTATTACTTTATATTGAAGGTGATGCTCCTTTGACTCCAGACATGCCAATAGATTGGGATAAGTGCTTGGATATGTTTGAATATAATAAGGCAAACACTATTCGTTTTCATTATGAATCCTTTATTCCAAAAGATCACGAACACCTTATGTTCGGATTAGAAGATGGCTTTATGAAAACCATACAATGGAGTCAGCGACCACACTTAAGTAGAAAGAAATATTACAAAGACATTGTACTTCCAAGATGTAAAGATAAATTTTTTATAGAAGATACTTTTCATGGAGCAATTCAAGATGATATATTTCCATATGGGAAGTTTAATCAAGAGGGTTGGGATATGCACAAACTATGGATATATCATCCTGAAGGACAAATTAAACGCTCTTATCACTTAGATGGTCGTCAAGGAACAAGAAAGTATACTTCCGATGATAAAACTTGGGGGTATAAAGAATGAGACTAGGAATCATAGCAAGATCAGATAACACTGGCCTTGGTAATCAGACTAGAGAGTTAGTTAATATGCTTAGTCCTGATAAGATTCTTTTAATTGACTCTACCCCGTTTAATAACAACAAACAGCATCCAGAATGGTATGAGCAATACAGTTGTATTAAGACACAGGGTTTTCCATCTGTTCAACAGATGAAGATGTTTTTAGGAGATGTAGATGTTGTATTAAGTTGTGAAACTTTTTATGATCAAAATTTTGTAAGGTTTGCAAATAGACGTGGAGTAAAAACCATTCTTCAGTATAACTATGAATTGTTTGGCCATTTATCAAACCCAGAACTTCCATTACCAACTGTCTTGTTATCTCCCAGTTTGTGGCAAATTGAAACAATTCAAAGTATGTTTGGAGATAGAACAAAGGTAATTCATCTTCCACCTCCAACTACTCCTGAGTTATTTGAAACTGCAAAAAATAATAACATCTCTAAATCACACAATAGACTATTACACATTGCTGGAAAGAAAGCAGCCAAAGATAGAAATGGTACTGAAACCGTAATAAATATGCTAAAACATTCTAAATCAGACTATGAATTAGTTATTAGAAGTCAAAGTGAAATAGTAACTAACGTAGCAGACTCAAGGTTAAAGATTGAAATTGGCAACCCAGAAAACAGGGAAGATTTATACAATGGCTTTGACGCCATGGTATTACCAAGACGCTACGCAGGACTATGTTTGCCAATGAATGAGGCTTTGCTTTCTGGTCTACCCGTTTTTATGACAAATGTTTCACCCAATAATCAGATCTTGCCACAAGATTGGTTAGTTGAATCAGATCCGATAGGAACAATTAGAACAAAGGTTAGAATTAATTTGTTTGAAGCAAACAATGTTTTGTTAGCGCAAACAATTGACAAGTATATGTCTATCAATGATAAAACTAACTATAAACAACAGGCCTATGAGTTAGGATTTAATAACTTTGCACCAGGAATATTAAAAGAAAAATACTCAGAACTTATTTCTCAAATTTAGTTTTTTTATCAAACTTAATCTTAAGTATTTTATTAAATATACTATTAAATGAACTATCTGCACTAGACAAATAAGTGTGATTATCTATGTTTAAATTATAAGACTTAAGAACTAATGGTCCAGAATTGTAAACCTTAACGTCTTCCATTTGTGTGCCACCTACATCAAACTTATTTCCGTATATAGATCTCCATAAAAATTGATCTAAAAGTTCTAACACTATCTTTAATTTTTCTTTTTCCATAATCATTGGTACGTGGAGTTCATAGTCTAAGGGGTTTTCAAATCCTAGGGCTTTAAGTTTTTTATATGTGCCTGAAAGTTTTCTAGTGTACTGAGAATTACCATTTAATTTTTGATATAAGTTTATTTTATCTAACAGGAAGCCACTATGAAAATTTTCTACCTTATCTATTTTTTTAATAATATAAAAATCATCATTCATTAAAATAAAAGATTCTGATATTTCTTGTGAAAAACAAATTGTTTCTAAATTTTTTACAGCATTCTTGTACTTTGATTCTTTTTGTTCTACTTTTATATAGTTTCCTGTATACCAGTCAGGCTTACCACCGACAAGCCATATAGTTGCTTCTGGAAAACTTTCAACAACAGACCTAATTGAATACTTTAATTCTTCGTTTACTCCGTCTTTACATATATATACAAAGTCTTCTTTATTTCCCAATTGCATATTTACAACTTCTATACAATTTATTTGAATCTTCTTTAATGACTTTTATCACTAAATACTTCTTTCTTTAAACCATTGATCTAAAGTTATACTTGGTTCCCAACCAAAAACTTCTTTTATTTTTTTAATATTTGCAAGTGTTTCTCTTGCCTCGCCAAGTCTTTCTGGAATATTAATAGTGTTATCTGATATAAAAGATGCAATCTGATTCACAGAATAATTTGTTCCAGTTCCAACATTAAAAACATTGCCAAAATATTTACGATCAATATCCTTTGTTGTTGCAAGTATGTTTATATCTACAACATCTTTAACATTTGTAAAGTCTCTTCTTTGTTCTCCATCGCCAACAATTGTTAATTTTTCACCATTTAATTTTTGAACATCAAACAGTCCAATCACTGGGGCATATACACCTTTTGTCGGATGCTTATCTCCATATACATTAAAATATCTAAATATTATTGTATCTAGCCCAAAAATTTTTGTATACATTGAACATAATTTTTCTCCAGCAACTTTGGAAATTGAATATGGGTTTAAACAATCGTCTGGCTGTGTTTCTTCATTTGGTATTTCATTTCTTCCATATGCGGAAGATGTTGAAGAATATATAACTCTTTTAACGTTTGCCTCTTTTGAACATTGAAGTACTGTTGTAGTTCCAACTACATTTGTTTTTACAGATCTTATTGGATTTTTTATTGTTCTCTGTATTCTTGCTTCTGCTGCAACATGAAATACGTAGTCAACTCCATCGTAAAGATTTCTTGTATTTTCATAATCACATATGTCTAATTTATAATTTTTTGCATTTTCATTCCAAAAAAAATGATCGTGAGACTCAGAAGACTCATTATCAATAACAACAACTTCGTGACCAAGTTCAACTAAAGAATCAACTATGTTTGATCCAATAAATCCAGCACCGCCAGTTACTAAGTATTTCATTTTATTGCCTCCTCTATACTAAAAAATGGTCTATAAAAATCTTTATCTTCTTTCATTTTATCAATCTCTGCCATATGTTTTTTAAAATATGGATCTCTTATTTCTTTTCCGTATCTTAATATCATGTTATTGCCAGTCACTTGTGCATAGTACAGTAACTCTGGCAACGTAAAAACTATATAGGATGGATTTATTCTACTATACTTTATTGCTCTGTGCCAATAATCAGTATCTGCTCCACAGAAAAAATTATCATAATATCCAAACAGACTAAAAGCCTTTTTGCTAAAAAACGCATGGGCATGGTTTGCCATTAGTTCACCAGGCTCGGCGTACCAATCTGGCACCATTCCACCTATTCTTAATTCATAATCTTCTAATGCAATTATATTTTCATTATTGAATATATTCATTACTTTTTCAAACCTTGTTGAGTCAGAAAAATCATCTGCATCGTGAGTAGTGTAAACATCAAAATCTTCTGTTTCTAGTAAACTAATTCCAGTATTTTTACTATAAAAACATCCACCATTTTTTTCATTATTTATTAATCTAATTTTTGGATTATTTAAATATTTTTTTATTTTATTCAAAGAGTCATCTGTTGATAAGTCATTAACTATATATAAAACAAAATTTTGAAATGTTTGATTGATTATACTATTTATTGCTCTTTCAATATACATTCCATCATTATGTACTGGCATTACAACTAACAATTTTTTCACAATAACCCCTTAATTAAAAAATGGGCCCAGAATAATACTAGACCCATTTTCTATAATTAAACTACTTTTTCTTAGCAGTCTTCTTTTTTGGTGCACTTTTAACAGGCACAATCTTACCAAGAGCATCTGAAATAATACCAGTATCTGGTAATACGCCAAACGCTTTGTCATTAGGATTGAGCGCTCTCAATGCAACGGGCGCTAAAGCAGCAACTAGTGCAGCCCATAGATCCTTTGGATCTGTTACGCCAGCCATGTAAAGTGCAATTACTGCACCAAGAACAGATCGTCCGTATGATGCTATCATTGCCTTTGTCTTATCGTTTAATAAGTTATTCATTATTCCTCCTAGGATATAATTTGTGTTAGTGTTTTATAGCCAACCCATAAACCAATAATTCCTGCGACTCCCGCAAAAACTGGTGGTGCTGGTACTGGCAATTTGAATGCTGCGAACACGACACCGCATCCAAAACCTGTGATAATTGATAACAGAACGTCTCTCATGTTATCTTTTTTCTTGACCTATCTCTGGTAAAAGCGCTAAAAGTTTATCAGAATAGTTATCCAAACCTTTTACCTTTAGTTCATCTGAAACCTCTTTAATGGTTTGCTGTGACTTTTCAATGTACTCAAAGGCCCAATCTCTTGAGTCAGAGAGAAACTTTATAAAGTTTTCTTTATGTATTGTGTCGTCAGACATACTGATGCCGTTATCTATTTGAGAGTTTAACTCTTCAAGTGCCCTGGTTTTTATAAAAAGTTCAGCCAACAGCAAGTTGGTTTTTTTTAGTTTATCAAGCGTAGCCCAATAGGATAGCCCAAAGGAAAAAGACAGGGTAGCAAAAAATATCAAAAGCATCATTTCCATAATATCTATTGTACTCTATTCTGGTCTTTGGCGCTACCCCAAGACGTGCCCCTAATAGGCCCACAATTAGCCTCTGTGGCACTTATCATGAAATTTGCATATCCTTTTGACCTAATCATCTTCTTCAATGTCAAATAAATCTAAGTCTGATAACTGACTAAGTCTTGAAGCAAAAAACAAATTAATTGCAACAAGAGTGGATATTAATAACAGCATTAATATAATTATTTTCTTTTTCATTTTGTTATTGTTGCTCCACATCTTAGACAGGCTGCATAGTTTTTACCAGTAAATGGACAAGCACCAGCGTCAACAAGGTTATGTGATTTAATTTTACAAATAAAGAACAGGCCAATCTGCTTTATCATTTTACTGCCTCTCTCGTAACTAACACAATTGCTCCATTTATTTCTAAAGCCTTTTTTATTTGAACAACATACTTTAATGCTTCTATCTTTTCATCATGTAACATTTTTAAAAATTTATATTCATCTAATTTTACAGTAAGAAAGTGCTCGTTGTCAATAATCTCTACGCCAAATCCTTTAGGAGGTGTAATTGAATGCACCGCCCTACGCATTTCGTTCGTATACATTACTTTCTTCCCCATTTAACTTTATTCCAACCACGCTCATGGAAATAATAAAGGATTGTCTTTGTAAATACCTCAAAACTTGCTATTGCCCCTGCGGTAACTGGCTCTTTGGTTATTGCCCAAGATATGACAAATGTGTCTGCCGTTCCAATGATACGCCAAGTAATTGCTTTTAGTGCTGATCTTTGTTTAGTTACTTTCATGATGGCCACTCCATATTATTATCTTTAGTGATCCAGTTCCAGACTTTAGATACCCATCTCTTTACGTTTTTCAGTAGCCGAAATAGCATGAATCTCTGCCCCCAAATCTACTTGTTCAATTTTATATCCCACGTCACGACCATAAACAATATTAGTAATGTTTGGAAGTCTAAGGACCATTGATCCATCCATGAACTTATCTTTAGCAATATACTCTTTTACCTGATCATACTTAAGTGGATCCTTCTCACTTGTATTGTATGTATTGCGTACTCCAAGCAATACTTGATTAGTTCGCTTACCTGCTTCTTTATATAAAGCATGATGCCCCTCATGCCATGGTTGATAACGACCAAGCATAAGTGTTGTTGGTGCAGACCAATCATGCAAACCATGCTTTTCAATTATGTGAGATGCTTTTTCTTCAGAATTTAATTCATGATTAGAAAAGTATACATTAGCAATTTCAGGGCGCTCAAACATTTTATTTGTATCTTCAAAACGACTTTGCGTAATCGTATCCATAAATATTAAAATATTTGGCTTACCAAATGCTTCACGAGTTTCTGCTGTTGGGCAAACAAAGTCTACAATAACTGGAGCAACTTCTTGATTAGCAATAAGTCTTGCCATAGCCCCCATACGTCTTGCTTGTTCTATGCGATCTTCAACGGTAAATCCAAGATCAGAGTTTACTGTTGCACGTACCTCATCTGCATTAAGATGAATAGCATTGATACGTTCTTTAAGGGCTTTTGCCAGTTCCGTTTTACCAGAGCCAGGTAATCCAATTATTTGTATTATCATCACTACTCCATTGTTAGTGCTTGCCAAGTAATTGACCAGTCTTGTTTGGTTTTATGTTTATTAAATTCTCTTGAGACTTCTCCACCTTCTAAGTATACTCCACCCCAAACGCCCCACTCTTTTCCAGATATGCCGTTTGCGAAGCATATTTTTTTTACTGGGCATTGCTTACAAAGTGCGTCAATATCTTTCCTAGATCCTTCGTGATCTTCATACTTATCAAAAAATGCGTTGTTGTCCATTCCTAAACACAAGGCCTCGTCTTTCCACAAATGCTGCTTCAAGATTAATCCTTATACTTATTTGGTATGTCCCAACCATTACGACCAGGTTTATAAATTCTATGCAAATACCATTTATCTTTTACTCTAATACCCATAGGAGATGTTTTTGCAGTCTCTGATTCTTTTAAATCAATTACATCCCAGCCACGCCATAATAGATTGTTATTTTTATTTATAATTTTTTCCATTGTATTTAAACTTCTAATAATCATTTTATTCTCCTAATACCTAAAAAGACCAACATCAATATTGTTTGCTTCTGCAACTAGAACCAATTTTGATTTTGATTCTTTTGGACGACTTAAAAAAGCAAAATAATTAATTTGATTTATATTTTCACTTAACCATATTGGTGCAGCATTATAAAACTTAATTTTCTTGCCTCTTGCTTTCATGCCTCGTTCAGATAAATTAGAAAACTCTGAAACAAAGTGATTTATTCTTGACGGACCAGCGGAATAAATAATAAAATCATTGTCTCCATCTTTCATACCCGATAATGCAACACTCATAGCACGAAGGAATACGTTATAGTCGTTAAATTCTTTTGTTCCCTGTACCGCTACTATCATTTGGTCCTACCCCTTGTTTTAAGTCATCAAGTATTGATAACATTTTATCTAATTCTTTTGTTGGCATATTTTCAATATCTAATGGTTTTATTGTTTCTTCATCTACCCTGCCATTTATGGCATTTGCAGTATAAAAAACATTATTTAATATCCAATATGCACTTCCGTCTGCTATTACGACTCTTAACATATTTTTTTGAATATGTCTTTGAGACTGCGTTATAACTTTAGGCTTATCAAACCTTTGCTTTGGAACAACATCTTTAACCATTTCATAAATAGAACTTTGCCTATATTTATTCTTGTTTAAAAATATCATTCTTCTTTTGTTTGATATTTTAATTATAGACCAATAAGACAGCAATGTCAAGCCTATAACTAATAAATATTCCATGCTATTTAGTTTTTTTGACTGGTTCTTGGCTTAAACTTAAAACCAGAGAATTAAGTTTATTAACCTCAAGTTGTAGTTTTAATGACTCTAGTTCTACGTCAGATAGTTTTTGTTTATAAAATCTTATTAGTTGAAGTAGTTCATTTTTTTCTAAATTTTCCATTACCCCCTACGTTCTTAGATCATAGGCAGTCCCCTGCCAAATCTTCTCTAGTTTTTTCTTTTCTCTTTGTGTAATTGCACGGCTCCATGAAAACCCCGCATCTCCACCCCAAGCATCCCACATAATTCTTCCATTAGATGGAAACTCTGGACCACTAAAAAAACCTTTACCTTTTTTATCTACTTCATGACGTGAGAAAAAAGAATACATTCTTTTAACAGTACTAAGAGACATTGCCGATCCATTTACAATATCAGTTGCACGACCCCAGCCTACTGGAGTTCCTGCTCCTTTGGCTTTGCCATCTGCTTTCCATTTTAAAGCACGACGAGCAGCAGCCTTCATACCAGATGTAGGAGTATATGTATCAGCCATGTTCTTTTACCTTGTTTTTTTCATAAGACTTACCCCAAAAAAATGAACCGATCATTAATAAGCCTATTGCTAATGAATGTAAGAAATAAAATGTATTCATTTTGATTTCTTTTTTTCTTGCTTGATAGCACGTTTTTCTTTAAGAGTCATCTTTGGCTCTTTCTTTTTATTAGTATTTCCCTTTTGTTCTTTATTTGCCATTGCTAGCCCCCTTTTTTATTTTTGGATACGGACCAAGATCCGCCTTAACACTACCGTCTTTTCTTAAACGAACTATTCTTCCATTTTTTATTTGCAATGGATTAAATGCATAGTTTTTAAAAAAAGATCCTGAAGATTTTTTAGACATTATTTTTCAAATGTCAGAGGATCAAATGCTCCGCCCCAGATACTTTTTGTTGTAGATTTTGACTCTGACTTGTATGTGCCACCACGACGCTTATATTCTTGAACTACCCAAGAGTTAGCAACGGCAGATGGATAAACATCAAACTTATCTTTTGCTGCTTGTATAACTGCTGCATAAAGTTTTGGATTAGATGGTTCACTACCACCACTTCTTGGTTTAATAAAATCTTCATACTTTGGTTTTGCTTTTGCCATATCGTCATCCATTTCTTTTAGTTTGCCAACAGGAACACAATTAGGAACCATGCGTCCACCTTTTTCTTTCATACCACGTTGTTCATATCCAACCCAACATGCTTTTGCTACGTTGTCCCACTTATCCATTTCTTCATCATCTGAATGATAAGACTTCATTGTTTCTTCTGCATCCATTTCATGTTCTTTAATATCTATTTTTTGTGCATCTGCATGCATCATACCAATACTGTAAGCAGTTGGTTCCCAGTTATCATTTTCTTCTTTGTAAATTCTAACAGACATAGCAGGATTTTCTGGTGGCTTTGATTCAAGAGCATACCTAGATCCTGGAGTTCCAAGAGTTCCACCCTCTATCATTATGTGTTCAACCATGCCGTGAATTAGGCCTTCTGTTGTTGCACCCATTACAAAATCGCCTTCTTTTATATGTGGCATGTTAAACCTCCTAAGTTATATACTGATTATATCAGAGTTATTTTTTACGAGTTAGGCGTTTGAGTTCTTCTATAGCCCAAACGTCTTGCTTACGTAGTTTTGACATTTCTACAGGATCAAAAGACTTATTTGTAATTGTCACTATTGGCTCTTTTGCTAAGAAGTCTATGTCTACATAGCCTCTTTCCCATAATGAAAGTATTTCAGCATTAACTCTATTAAGATGGTCATGATAAAGTTCTGGCATTACCTGTTCAATTTTGGAGGTAAATGAATATAGTAATGATCCATCTTCAGAATCAACACCAGCAACCTCAAGGGCTCCTTCAAGGATTAATTTTTCAATCATTTCGTTTTCATCTGAACTCATACTTTTCCCATCTGGATTAAAGATCCTTTTGAACAACTTCTTCATAGTTCCCCGTTTCAGCAAAAGTTAAGAACTCTTGCAACTTTTCTTTTGTCTGTAAGCCGATTAGCCTTTTTATTTCTTTGCCTTGACTAATAATTATAAAAGTTGGCAAAGATTGAATTTTAAACCTTTGAACTAATTCTTGCTCTATATCTGCATCAATTATATGGAATTTTAATCCAGTTTTATCTTTATTTATTTCTTGTATTATTGGTTTAATTTTTTTACATGGTTCACACCAATCTGCTGTAAAATAAAATATATTTGATAAATTAATTAAGTTTTTATTAATAATTTTAATCCTTTCTTCTTGTGCATTTTTTTTTAGATTTAAATATAATCCATATTCAAATTCTTTTTCAACTCTTTGTCTCATTCCTGGACAATAAGTTCTTGTTTGTTTCATACACTCTAAATGTAATGGATGTATATCTGATAAAACAAAATTACCATCAAAATTTATATTTTGAATATTTGGATTTTTCCATCTTATGACATTTTCACTATCATTTATTTTTATTCCACAATAAGAACATAAATTTTTATAATAAACAATATCTTCATTCTCTTGTATTATTCTTAAAAAACCAACTTCATCATTTTTTGCTGCTGATTGCCAGGGAATTGGAACTTTTGCGGAAAGTTTTTGATCAACACGATGTTTTTTTAAAACTTTTGAAAATGGTCTTGGTAATCCAACAAAGTTTCTAAAAGAGTCATTCCATTCAATATCTCCAAAAATAGAATTATGCATTAATATATCCTAAATTTTTAAATTCCCACGCCCATTCATTGTATATTAAATCTAAATAACGATTAGAAAAAACATCTTCTGGCATTATATTCTTTGGCCTGAATGCTTTTTCTTGTGCTGTAATTTTTATTGTTTTTATATTGTGTTTTGGCAATATTTTATTTATTTCAGACTCTATTCCTTTTTCATAAAACAAAAATTCATCAACTTGTATTTCATTTTTATCTGATAAATAAATACTTTTATTGCTTTTATGCCAAGCCCACCCAAGTTCATTATTAAAATACTTATCTATTAAATCATCT